CCAAACTGAACAACCCTTGTGTCAAACATAAGCTCAACAGCAAAGAACGGGAATATTTCATCAAGCTCAACAATGTTTTGTATCTGCTCAAGGTTACGGCTCATGGGATCACCTGTACACAAGCAAATGTAATGCCATAGAAGGAAGCATTATCTATCGACCAATCTTGTTCACCTGAGTTTAAACGCCAACGACCAACTGTATTTGATGTTACTACTATTGAGCCATCTGTTGGTGCTGTAACCATATTAGGCCAGATGTCTAATGTAGCTTGACCAGAGGCGTTTGTATCTACTTGCTGTAAGACTTTATGGAGTGTAGCTGTTGATGCAGAACCTAGTTGAATATAATCACCAGCCTTCATCCAACCTGTAATATTGTTACTACACCCATCAATGGAAATTGAAGACCCTGTTTGGTTAGCTCCATTTACAACTGGTGAGCCACCTAAAGCCCCTCTAGCTGTGAGACGGTTAGGATCACCCATTAAGAAAGTACCAGCACGACCATTCAAGCTAAGAAGCCAAGCAATCCATTCTTCAGCATTCTCATATTTCATTGGAGGTAGTTGAACTTCAGCTTCCCACCTCTGACCAGCATGATTGTGGATCTGTTGCTTGTAAGTGAAAGGACTCATGGTCATAGCAGTTTGGTTTACTGCACGAAGCGTAATATTAGCTATGCCTGTAGCCGTAGGTAAATCTCTGGGGTAACTAATAGCCATTAACTAAACGCCTTTCCAAATGCTCCACCACGCCTCTTAGCGTCCAATACAGCAGCTTTAGATGCTTCCGCTATCTGAGGCATAAGACCCATGACTTCAGCACGTACTGTTTGCTGTACGCCTGTGGTGACGTTGATGGTTTGGTTCACTGTTACTGTGTCGCCACCTACTGATTGACCTTTAGTGTGGTCTACTACAGTCTCTCTAGGGTGTAGCATAGCCATAAAGCCACCCTTACCATCTAAGCCACCTGATCTTGGGCCTGAGCCTGTGTACCCACCACCGTCAAAATAACCTAAAGGCGCTCCCGATAATGTTGGGCCTTGTTGAGGGCCAGCTAAACCCTTCATAATAACACCTTTAATAGATTGAACTGCTTGTTCAACAACCATGATGCGATATAGCTCTCTAATAATGTCCCTAGCCATAGCTCTAAAGGCATCTGTTACTGAAGTAGTTCCCTCCACTACAGACATAAAGAAGTCATCGAAGGGTGCAGCTAATCTGTTTGCTTGATCCTCTAGCTTCTTAAAGGCATCATTTTGTTTACTGAGGGAATCATTAGCTTTCTTAGTGTCTTCATCTAGTTTAGTCATAAACCAGTCAGTTGTATCTAAAGCTGTTGTCGTTGTATTGGTAAGACCTAGAAGATCATTTACCATACCCATTAGAGATTCCCACGATCCGTCAGCGGTAGATTTAAGGTCTTCTACTGCCCTTTCAACTACACGTAAATCCTTTTGAGCCTGAATCATTGCGTCTTCTACAAAACCACCTATTCTTATAGGCTCAAAACCTGTGTTAAAAGTTCTATTGATGGCACTTATGGCATTATTTAATCCCTCTTGAATACTTGTGAGGACACTATTTAAAATACCAAGCATAAAGGCTTTGAATGCTGGCCCGATAGTTTGTAGTTGAGCAAGATAAACATCTATCTTAGCTATGGCAAAATCCCATAGGCCATCAAAAAGATCTCCCACTTTCTGCATAGCGGCCCCAAAACTACCTGTTGCAGTAATCAAAGCATTGAACCTGTATAAAACCTCTCCTAAACCTACTACCAGTATACCTATACCAGAAGCAATTAATCCTGTCCTAACTAGAGCAAAGAAGCTCCTAGCTGCCCTACCAGATAAAATAAATCCCGCAACTACCTTTGTAACCATTACAGCGCCAAAGGCTATGGCATAAGAAATAAGTCTGGCAAAGTTATCAGCTATAAAGGTGCCTACGTTTCTTGCTACATCTCCTAGAGAAGAAAAGGCAGATGTTATAGCATCTATAAGAGGTTTTATAGGCTCAAGTGCCTCACCCATATCCTTCTTAATCTCTTTAAAGTTTATAGTTAGGTTCTTTGACTCTAAGTATGCACGACCAAGAGCAGTGGATATAGCAAGTCCGATACCTAAGATAGCTCCAGCCAATCCTGGGAGTAACCCTGCAAGCTGTGTACCCTGCTGACCAAATGCAACTAAGGCGTCAGTACCAGACTGAACCTGTACAAAGAAGTCACCAACTTGATAACCAACCTGTTGAGTGTACATACCAAACTTATTGGTAGTTGATCCAGCAAGCCTTTGAGCATCCGCTAGTCTTCTAGCGGCTATAGCGGCATTTGATTTAGCACCAGTAATTCTTGTTGTAGCTGCTGTTGCTCTATCAAATGAGGCACTTTGTTGATTAGATGCGGCAGTTGTTTGACCTATAGAGGCATATAACCTATCTTCAGCGGCGTCCAGTTGTTGTATAGCAGCGGAATATTGTTGGGCATCAATCCTATTTTTATTAAAAGCTGCATCTAAAAACTGCATGGTTTGAGTTAAAACTTTAGCTTGTGCTGCCGCTCCAACTACAGAACCAGTAAGACCAGTAAACTCTTGTTTTACTTGATCCGCATTAGTTGCTATGATTATTGATACGTCAGCCACTATTCATAACCCTTACATATTGCACATCTACCAACTTTATAGCCTCGATTTCCCAAGGATATAATGGAGTATGTGTGAGTTCTTTCCAAGCTTTTATCTCGCTATAAGTAATCGGGTTAGGGCCAGAGAACCCCATAGTTCTGCTATTGTTTAAATCAATAAAGGCAGACCAGACATGAGAAAGAAGAGTAGGAAATTCTGTCGGGGGTTCCAGTTCTTTCGGCTTATGTCCAATCTGCCTTTCTACTTGTTCTAAGTGTTCACGTTGTGTAGTACCATTTTCATCTGGTAGACTAAGCTTAAAGTTAAACTCTGCCCACTCACAAAGGTCTGATACTATTTCTTCGTAAAGTCCAAAAAATCAGAGAGTGCCTCCTCAATTTGATTCTTGATCCAAAACACTTCTTGGTACACTTCCTTAGCTTTAGTTAAGGGGGGTACTTTACCTTTGTAAGTAATGTTCCACTCTTTTGTAGCCTTAACTAAAACATCTAAAGAAGAATCTTCTAATTCTTCAGCGGTAACATCAATCTTCTTACCACCCTTAGATTTCTTAAGTTGTTTATTAGTTTGCTCATGCATAGCTGCCTTATACTGCTTAGAGTGTGGGGCATACATGGTAATAACCATAGGTGTTTTATCATCATTCTTTAAATCTTCATCCGTATTAGGGTGTTTTAAGATGATGTCAACGGTATCATTAGTCGGGGTTAAATCTAGTAAGTCCATGTCGAGTTTCCTTTCGGGTAAAAAGTTGTCGGGTCGGGTAAAAGGGGAAGCATCAGACCCGACACCAATGCTTCCCCGCCCTAGCTAGGGTACTTTATGCAGAGCGAGTAATAACTAAGTTACTTGCATCTGCTGTGTTGTAGAGTGCAACGAATGACATAGAAATGATACGGCTAGTTGGGCCATCTACACCTACGTCTGCACTATTAATCTTAGCCCGTGGGAATGCGAACTTGATAGTGTTACTACCATCACCCACAGTTACCTCAAGCTCAGTTTCAGTCTCATTCAGGAAGCGATTGATTAAAGCTGCATCCTCAAAGTAAGCTGAGATAGTACCTTCGATCTCTGCACGACCAACTTCCAACTGTGGCGCACTGTCACTACCAATAACGAAGGTAGGTGCGAAGGAGTTAGTCAGAGTGAAATCCATACCAGTTACGATAGCTGCTGTAGCTGGTGTACCATTAGTGTTGCCAATCTCCAGTGTACCTGAGTAAGCATCGAATGGAGCAGCACCTGATGCAGCGTCCTGTGTCTTCTCAGTAGCACCAATAGTCATGTCCTTACCAACCATACCGTAGGTAGCTGTTACCATCTGGTTAGGGGCAAGAGAGATACCCATAGTAGAAACTGTCATACCTGTGAACAAACGAGCTTGGTCGATGTCAGCAGCATAGTCTTCAATAGAGAAGAACTTAGGTGTAGTACCAACTTTAAGGACGTTAGTTGAAAAGGTATTCAACATGGCTGACTCAAGGAATACATCGTAGTCAGCATCACGTAAGTCAGCTACAATGTCACCAGAGACTTGACGGTTGCCATGACGATCAACACGAGGCATACGGTCAGCTTGAATATCAGTACCAGCTACACGATCTTTAGTTAAGTTCAAAGAGTGTGTGCTGAAGGGTAAGTTTGTGAAGTTACCAGCGGGAGTTGTACCGAATGTGCTTTCCACAATGTACGATAGGCTGGAACGAGAACCTTGTGCGAAGGCCATAATGTATTCTCCTAATTGTTATAAACGTACCATCCGATATTAATCGGAACGTAGTACCAAGGCGCATCTAAGAAACCTTGCTGTCTTTCAGCGTAATCTATAGATACAGTTATTGTTTCATCCCCAGTATAGGAGATCTTAGTGGTTGCTTCAAAAGCCTCTAAGACAGTATTGGCTAGGGCATCAGCAGCGGCGGGGCCATTACCTTCTGGGGTGTAGGCAGTTACAACAAACACACCATCGTATCTCTGTTGTGGGTTTAAACCTCTTACAGCGGGTCTGCGGAGTGTCGGGAGGAAATTAGTCTGTAGGTAGCTTGTACCTGTAGTTGGGCTAAACGAAACATTCTCATAAGCTATGCCACTAGGTAAATTAGAGGTATTAGCTAACTTGTTCTCAAGTGCTGCCCGTATGTCATTATAGATACTAGCCATGTATATTTCTCACTTGAGTATAGACGTAATAACCTTGTCTTTTCCAATTAGGTCCACCATACTCTACTGCCTGAGCATGAGGACTATCATTACGAAGAGTAATCTTTGTGGTATCAGATAAATCTAAAGCATTAATGTCTTGTACTAGATTATCTAAACCTTCTTGACGCATAGACTGTTGGTTTTGTTTCTTAGGCTTATTACGAGAGGATTTACCACGACCCCTAGAGCTTGTATTGGTCTTGAAAGAGTGAGAGGTGACATAAGCACCAGTATCTACAGGGGATAATCTAACAGCAGTTTGTGCTATGTCTACTAGGACATCTCTAACCTTGTCTTCAGCAGTTTGCTCAAGTAAAGCTAGTTTCTGCTTGAGAGAGGGGTTGACCTTAAGGGTTGCTTGTATAGCCATTACTCTCTCACATCACACAAGAAACAAATCTTGACCCCATTAGAAAATATAGTAACAACAGAAATAACATTAACTGTGTCACCGTTACCAATAATCTGATCTTCGTCATCGGGTTCTACTGCCAATCCTAAAGCTGGGACTACGCATTTACGGGTGCCTCTGCGGATCTCATCTACATTAGCTATGATACCTTGATCGTAGTTGTAGAAGTAACCTTCAAAGCTGTAGTCGGTTGTAGCTGAACCTGTCACTGACCCAGTAGTAGGATCGTAGGTTCCTGCTGTAGTCTTCTTGCGTAGAGTAAGTGGTTCACCAAACTCCTCTACCATCTTGAGTAGGTTATAACCTCTTGAGAATGCCATGACCTATCCCTTAACTATAGTCGTAATCATCACCACTATAACTTGGTGGGTTCTTGAATCTATCCCTACGGAAGGATGGTGGAACACGATCTGTATTTTGTCTTACAGCATCTACCCTAGCTATGCTAATACCACCAGCAACTACACCCACACTAGCTCCAGCCTTCTTACCGTTAAGCTCAAGGTCTAAAGCTAGTTGTGTGTACTGATTAGCTAGGTCACTGTAATTAGCACTAAGAGCGCCTGACAGGTTCTGTGTGACCCTACGAGAGTATTGTGCAGCGATTGTTCTAGCAGTCCAAGCACCAGCTTGATAGATGTTGTTACTTGTCTGAGCTAAAGCAAAAGTAATCTCTTCATTCTGAACTTGTTGGTCGTTAGTGTCAGTGTCTCCCACAAGGAGCCGTACAGAGTTCAAACGCCCAGAGGCTGTACTTGTACCCAAATCAGTTGCATCATACGACCAAGCCATTCTTTAAGTCTCCATGTGACCATAATTTCTACGCCAGCTACGAATAAGCCCACGCTGTTTATCAACTATCTTAGACTTCTTACACTTCTTCTTTTGGAACTCAGCTTCAGATTTTGTCTTAGAGTTTACTTTATCGTTGATACTGTCCACAAGACCATGCAAACCATCTATGTCTAGTTGCTCTAGTCCATCACCAACTTTAAGCCTTACTTCAAACTCTGAGTTATGATGAATGAAACCTTGTGTGTATAAGATTAGTGCTTTATCTTCACTTACACCAATCTCTTTCCATTTAAACTCCTCACCCTTCTTTAGCTGTCTAC